TAAATCAATAACCATTGAAGCAATATCAGGTGCAAACATAACTAATGAAGAGTTAAGGCATCTTGAGGGACAAAGGTATTTGGTAGCACTAATAGCAAAACGTATTCAACATTCTGAAAGGATTAAATAATGCCCTTTGCAACTAAAGAACTAATGGAAAAAGAAAAAGAAAGAATGAAAAAAAAAGCTGAAGAAAAGAAAAAGAAAGAATTAGAGAAGAAAAGAAAGCGTAAAGCTTTCATAGAAAAAATGAAAAAGAACTCACAGAAAAGTTATAGATAACAACCATAAGAGGACAATATGGCAGAAGATACTTTACTACAAGCAGAAGCACCTACAACAGAAACTACTGAACAACCAACAGTTGAGGCAACAACAACAGAAGTTGCACGACCAGAATGGTTGCCCGAAAAGTTTACCGATCCTGCAGAAATGGCTAAAGCCTATGGGGAACTAGAGGGTAAGCTTGGCAAAGGTCAAGAAGAATTAAGAAACACAATGCTACAAGAAATGGAAGAAGAAGCATTTGCTGAACGACCTGATACTGTAGGCGATTATGTTTTACCTGATACATTAGATGAAGCTGAGGCAGTTGATAATGAATTACTTAATTGGTGGTCTAATTACTCTTGGGAAAATGGCTTAAGCCAAGATGAATTTGCAGAGGGTATTGCAAAATACGCAGAAGCAGTTCAAGGAACACAACCTGATCTTGAAGCTGTTAGTAAAGAGTTAGGGGATAACGCAACCGCAAGAGTTGAAGCTGTTCAACTTTGGATGAATAAGTTCTTTCCTGATACAGCAATGCAAGAGGCAGTAGCAGAATTAGGCTCATCTTCTGCAGGAATAAAAGCTTTAGAGTATGTCATAGAACAAACTAAATCTACTTCCCCTAATCCTACTGCGCAAGTTGCAGGTCAAATAACACAGTTAGATGTTGAATCTAAGATGAAAGACCCTCGTTATTGGCAACAAGGAAAACGTGATAATGCATTTATTCAAGAGGTAAACAATGACTGGAAACGTCTTCACGGGGGTGGGTAAGTACGGAGATGCTCAAATTGTTGAAGCTAAACCTATACATGCAGAAACTTTACAACATCAACTAAGACCTACAGATGCTAGGGAATGTTTGATAGCAGGTGTTACACCTTGGCGTGCATTGATGTCTCCTTTTGGACAAGATAAACATGAGACTTATACTGCACTAATAGATGATAAACCCGTTATGATGTTTGGTGTTGTACCCGAACATGAACTTGTTGGGTCTATATGGATGCTATGTAATGATGTAGTAGACAAATATCCCAAAACATTTTTGAAGTTTTCTCCTGCAATAGTTGAATATTTTCAGAACCAATTCTTTTTATTACAGAATGTATGTCCCGTAGAACACTACAAAACGCTTACATGGTTAGGTTATCTCGGCTTTATGATTATGCCCAAAGCAATAAATAAAAATGGGTATAACGTATTACGATTTGTGCGTTGTCAAGAAACTGAATATGTGAATATGTATGGGGATACACAGCCCGGAATTAGCTGATTGCCCTAACGGATAACAAGTCGAAGCGAATAATGGATAACTGATAGCAACTTAAACAATTAATCTGCTTTTGCAGGGAAAGGATTAATGATGGCTAATACAATAGACACAGCTTTCATTAAGCAGTTCGAGAGCGAGGTGCATCTTGCGTATCAGAGAATGGGTTCTAAATTAATGAACACTGTTCGAAACGTAAGCAATGTTGCAGGAAGCGTTGTTCGTTTCCAAAAAATCGGTGTCGGTTCTGCTTCAACTAAATCAAGAAATGGTATGGTAACACCTATGGAGTTAGCGCATACTACAGTCGAGGCAACTCTACAAGACTTCTATGCTTCTGAATACATTGACAAGTTAGACGAACTCAAAACAAATATTGATGAACGTCAAGCTATTGCAACAAGTTCAGCTTCAGCATTAGGTCGTAAGACTGATGAAATACTAATTACTGCTATGGATGCAGGTGCAAACTCAACTCAATTACATGATACGAGTAGTGCTGTAGAAAAAGCAGATTTGCTTTCTGCCTTTGAAACATTTGGTAGTGCAAACGTACCTGAGGATGGGCAACGTTATATTGCTATGCATCCTAAAGGTTTTGCTGATTTATTTTTAATAAATGAATTTGCATCATCTGATTATGTTGGGGATCAAAACCTACCATATGCAGGCGGTATGACTATGAAAAGCTTTTTAGGATTTAACATATTCTCAACATCTGCAGTAACAGCAGGTAAGAATATGGCTTATCACACAAGCGCAATCGGTCTTGGTATTGGAGCAAACGTTACAACTGAGTTGAACTACGTTCCAGAAAGAGTTTCACATTTAGCAACATCAATGATGTCCATGGGTTCTGTCGTTATAGACGATAACGGTATCTATGAACTTCTTGATAATAATTAATAGGAGGTAGACATATGGCTTATAGTGCAAGTGGTCTTCACAAAATTGGTGGTGCAAGTGGTGTGAACCTTTGGATTTACCAAACAACAGATGCTATTGCTACAGTGAATAGTGCAAACTATTTCAATGATTCAGCAAACATGTTGAATGTTAGAGACTTGATAATTGTTCAAGACACTAATACACCAACAACAAGTTTTGTATCTGTGCTTTCTAATACTGGTACAGCGGTTGACGTTTCAGACGGAACTGCAGTAGCAGAAACAGATAGCGATTAAAAACTTATGGCTTCAACAGCATCCGACTCAGCGTTAGATATTGCATCAAGGGCGTTAGTCCTAATTGGTGCAGAGCCAATCACTTCTTTTGAAAGTAGTTCAACTGAAGCTTTGGTTGCATCTAACATGTATGAGGATGTTGTTCGGTCTTCACTATGTATTGCTCGGTGGCGATTTGCTACTGAGCAATCTGTATTGAATCAATTAACAGAAACACCAACTGGTAGATTTGCTATTGGTCATCAGTTACCAAGTGATTTGTTAATGTTACACACAGTTACAGTAAACGATAATCGGATAGGATATACAGTTTATGGAGACAAAGTTTTTTCTGACTCTTCAACTAACGATATATTAATTGCTGATTATACATACAGAGCAACAGAAACAGATTTTCCATCATACTTTTCTTTAGCTGTTCAATACTCACTAGCAGGTGTGTTTGCTACAGCAATAGCTAGAGATGATACTTTGGCGCAATTAATGGATGGGAAAGCAGATCGTTTGATGGCTAAAGCTAGAAACCTAGATAGTCAACAGCAAACAACAAGGTCGCTTTCAACAACGAGGTTTGCAACTAATAGGCGAAGTTAATGGCAAGGATTAGGATTCCACAAAATAGTTTTCAGTTTGGAGAAATAAGTCCTGCATTAACCTCAAGAACTGACTCTCCGATATATACTAACTCTGCAGAAAAGGTTAGAAACTTTTTTATTAGAGGAGAGGGAGGAGTTGTTAAAAGACCGGGAACAAAACGTTGGTATAATTTTGATAGCAGTCCATTATATTCATCAAGCTTAAGGCAAACACTTAGAATAGAACCATTTATATTTTCAGATGATGAACAATATATTATTGGATTTAGTAATACACAGATAGATATATTTCAAATAAGTCCTACTGATGCAACAGTCTCAAAGATACAGACAATAACATCTCAATCATGGTTAGTTAATACAGCATCTAAACCTTACCTAGAAGAATATACCTTTGCACAACAAGGGGATATAATGTTTATTTGTCATCAAACAATAGGTACAAGAAAGCTTACACGAACAAGTCTTACAACATTTGCAGTATCAACTTTTGCGTTTGAAACTTCAGTAGATAGCGAACATATATTCCAACCTTATTATCCGTTTCAAGGTCTTGGTGTAACAATAACATCAAATGGAACAAGTGGTAGCGGAAGAACTTTAACGACTTCAGCAGATTATTTTGTATCAGATCATGTAGGTGTGTATTTAAAGATAGGAGATGCAGAAGCTTTAATTACTGGATTTACAAATGCCACTACAGTTACCGCAACAATACTTGGAACATTAAGACATCAATTAGATAATGATGCGCTGAAAACTGCAGAGGGCAGTGGCACTATACAAGTAACTCATGCATTACATGGATTAGCTGTAGGTGCATCAATAGTTATAGATAGAGCAGGTACAGTAGGCGGTATTGCTATTGGTAATATAAATGGAACACGAACTGTTACAGCAATAGTTAATGAAAATGTATATGAGTTTACAGCAGGAAGTAGTGCAACAGCTACATCTTCTGCAGATGGTGGTGGTGCGCCAAGAATAGCAACGGGATCAGCAACAACAGAATGGCAAGAGCAAAGCTATTCTGCAGTACGTGGTTTCCCGGGAGCAGTTACTTTGCATCAAAATAGATTATGGTTTGCAGGAACTTTAGCACAACCTGATGGTATATGGGGATCAAAGACTGGACAATATTTTAACTTTGATGTTGGAACTGCAGAAGATAATGATGCTCTTGATTTGACTGCTAACGTTGGAGAGATATTTACTATACGTCATTTAGTATCTAATAGAGATTTACAAGTATTTACCACGGGTGCTGAGTTGTTTGTTCAAGCACCAACAGATAAACCAGTAACACCTGCTAACGCACAGATCAGAAGACAAACACCTTATGGTGCATCTTTTGTAAGACCGACTGTGTTTGATGGTGCTACATTATTTATTCAAAAAACGGGTACAGCATTAAGAGAGTTTTTATTTACAGATGCAGAAGCATCTTATACTTCGGTAGCAGTTTCACAACTTGCACCACATTTAATTGTAGACCCCGTACAGCAAACATCAATTAAAGGCGCTTTGAGTCGCTCTGAGTCCTATGATTTTATTTTAAATAGTGATGGGACCATTGCAGTCTTTTATTCTATCAGAGGCGATAATAAAGCAGGTTGGTCTTTATGGGATACAACGGGTAAATGGCACTCAATATGTTCAGTACATGAAAGATTATTTGTTGCGTCTGCACGAGATGATGGATCGGGAACAACAAAACTTTTTTTAGAAGAGTTTCAAGTCGATATGCCTATGGATTTTTGTAATGTATTTAGTGCATCTAATAGTGTTTTTGGCAGTTTAACATCTCATTTTTCTAATGGTGCAGTTGTAAAAGCGATAAGTGGAAATGATTTTCTTGGCGAGTTTACAATAGCAAACGCTGAAATAGATGCGTCATCTGCAAAGTCTTCTGTGTCTACTGGGTTTATAGGCTATGCTTTCACTCCCCTCATTACCACCCTACCAGTAGATGCAGGAGTTCAAGGTGGTCCATTAACGGGAGAACCAAGGCGAGTAAATAGAGTTGTATTAGATTTAAACTCAACACTTGCAGTTTCAGTTAATGATAAAGATTTAGTTTTTAGAAATGTTACAGATGATATGTCTAATGATCGAATTGCAATAACGGGCAAAGAAGAATTTAGAATACTTGGATATAGTCGTGATCCTAGAATTTCAATATCACAAAGCTTTCCGTTCAGTTTACAAATAAATGGTATGATTATGGAGGTATCTTTCTAATGAGTTTGATGATTGCTTCAGCAATATTTAGTGCATATGGCTCAATACAAGCAGGTAAAGCAAGGTCTGCAGAAGCAAGAGCGCAAGCAGAACAACTAAGAGTTCAAAAGGCACAAGCTAAATTAACAGCAATGCAAGAGCATAATATCAGGTCTATGAATTTAAGAACCTTAAACAATATAAATACTTCATTTACTGGTGTTATGGGTAGAGATAGTGGAAGTGATAGATCACTTAAAGCAATAAGAGATAGGGCAACAAGTGAAGCAAGAATAGCAGAGGATAGAGCAAGATCACAATTTATTGCAGAACAAGGTCAACGTACTATGGGAATACAGCTTGCAAACATGAGAGCAAGCAATGCAAGGAGAATGGCGTTAATAAATGCAGGATCAACATTACTTACTGCAGGCGCTAAGTATTCAACAGTCGCACCTAAAACATCTTTAGGTTTCAAACCTTTAAATGTAACAAGTCCAAAAACAGTAGACTTTAGAGGTAGTAGATAATGGTTGAATTTTTAAAAGCTAAGACTACACAATTTACAAACAAACCTATTGGCGTTATTTCAACTAATACTGGTGGTGCAGAATTAGGCAATGCTATTGCTCGGGCAGGTGCTAATGCAACAGAAATGTTTTTTCAAGAAGCTGTAACAGAACAAAAAAAACTTGGAAAAGATACTGTAGCCAAGATAAGAATTAGACAAGAAGATGGTTCTTTAGATTTTAAAGAACTACCAACAACTCTAAGTGATGTAGCAAGAGAAACAGCAACACCATTATTACAAAAAAGATATGCAGATGCATTGTATGTGCAGACATCAAATATGATGGGAAAACTTGCTGTCGATTCACAGTCTTATGACGAGTTTGAACAAAAGGCAAATGACTATCTAAGTGCTACAGAAGATCAATTAGCAGGAAGCAATACTACAAGTGATCTTATTGGATTGTATAGAGAGGACTCAGCTAAACTAAAAGCACAATATGGAATAAAAAAATATGCAGAAGATGCAGAAAAAGAAGAAAAGTTAGCAATAGAAAATAATCTAGTTGTTATTAGCGACTTTATGAAAGATGCCTTTACATTCCAAAGAGAGGGTTACACTGATAGTGCAGAGATAAACATACAAGAAGCTAAAGCAAATATAGAGTTATTAAGAGGTAGAGTTCCAAGAACAACTATTACTGATCTTGAAAACAAAATAAGAGTTGGAATGAGATACTCAGATATACTTAGAGGTATAAAAGGTATGAGTTCTGTTCAAATGAACCTTGTTGAAAAAGGATTAAGAGAACGTAATTTCAATGTTATTCCAAAACAAATACAAAAGGTTTTAGAAGAACGTGGTGTTAATAATACAATCTTCAGAGATTTAACAGAAGCTAATATAAAATCATTAACAGTTGAACTTGCAGGTAATGCAAGTAATCAGGCAACTATTGAAAGTGCTTTGAAAGATAATCTTGCTAATGCAGGATCATTAAAATCAATATCTAATGGAACTGCAGAAAATAATGGTAAAACAAGAAAAGTATTTGACCAAGTGTTTGTTGGTTATGAGTCTGCATTTGATTGGGCAACTAATCCAGAAATATTAAAGGATGCTACTAAGTTAAGAGTTTTACAACAAGCAAACATAATGCCTGATAATTTATTTAATATGTTAGGTAATGTAAAAAATAACTCTAATCTTACATCACAGCAGGTATTCAATCTTAATCTAATACGCAGACAAGCTATGTCATCTACAACAAGAGATGGTGGGGTTAGATTTTTAAACAAAGGATTAGATACAGACACAGTTAATTTTTGGAGTACATACGATCATCTTATACGATCTATGGGTGCAGATCAAAAGGATCAAGCATATAGGATAGCACTCAAAACATATGCAACAGACGATCAAAAACTTATTAGATCAAATGCAATACAAAACAGATTTGGTAGTGAGGAAAGTGCAAGTTCTATTATCAATACAAAATTAAGAGAATTACAAAAAGAATATAAATGGAGTCCGACAGCTATTCCAATGTTAAAACGTTTAGCTATGGCTTCATATACTAATCAAGAGATTAGCGAGTCTGATATAGACTCTACATTAAATGATGTTTACCAACTTATGTATACTCAAAGTAAATACATGTTTAATGCTGAGATAGGTGGTACACCAAAAGCATCTAACTTTTCTCCCGAAAGATATGTTGCATCAGACAAGTTTGCAGAGTGGGAAGAGAACGCAAATAAAAAAATTAAACTAGCAGGTAAAAACTTAGAGCTAGGTAAGAATGTTTTCCTATTAGCTAACCCAACAAGTGATGCATCTACTGCACGATATATAGCTGTAGGTTTAGATGGTGTCGCATTGCAACATGGCAATGGTAATCTTATAGAAATTAAAACAAATCAATCTTTGAGTGATGTTATTCAAAGAAGAAAAGAGTTAGCTGATAATCTCAAGAGTTTATTTCAACAACAATTACTAAAAGAAAATGCATCAGTCTTAGGATCAGGAGGTGTTTTGAATAAAGGTGTTCAAGATAAATCAATTCAAAAACAAATCAAAAAACTAAAGGACCTATCAAAAGGCAAGCAATAAATGAAGTTTGAAGAACAAAATCCATATGCAAGTACAGTTGTTGGATTACCTACAGTAAGTTATTTTGAAAAAGCAAAACCGGATGCAGGATTTGTAGATAACTTTTTAGCACAACTTGGTTATACTTACGCACCTATTTATGACAGTTTTTCAGAAACATCAACGTTTGGTAATGTTCCAAGAACTAAAACAGAGTTTACTTTAGAAGATATTGAGGGATATGAAGACCATGTAGATGAAATTGTTCGTGGTAAAAATGACGAGCATGTTGCATTTATTAAACAAAGTATAGATGAAAACAGAGAACGTAGGCGTATTATGGGCAGGGCAAACTGGTACGATCCATCTAGTTTGGTTGCAGGTGTTCTTGATCCTTTAAATATATTATTTGCATTACCCGTTGCAGGACAACTTGGATTGTTTGCAAGAGGTGGTATGACACTAGCACAAGGAGCAAAGGCAGGTCTAAAAGGTGGTCTTGCTTATGGTGTTGTATCAGAGGGTATACGTGCGCCATTTGATCCGCTTAATACTCCAACAGAAACAGCTATTAATACTATTACCGCAAGCGGATTAGGAACTGTATTTGGTATTGCACCCGGGGTAGTAAGATCAGGATTAGCAAGACTAAATAGATCAAGTAATAATTTAAATAAGTTAGCCAATGGCGAAGAAATAGTTGATGTAAATACATTACAAAAAGAAACTATTGATCCGCAAACGGGAGAAGTAATACCAACCACACAAGCTACATCTTCTAAGATAAAGGACACTGGATATACTAAATATCTTATGAATGTAATTCCTACACCGGGTAAACGTATCATGAAAAATGGTACAGATAAAATGAGAGAAATCTATCAATTACTTGAGGGTAATGGTGCAGTTGCGTTAGAGAAAAATGCATTGGGCGTTACTGGCAATCAAAGTCTAAGACAAAGAGAAGCTAGTTATAATGCGGAAGCTAATGCTTTTGTTACAAGTTTTGAAAAATTATATGTCCAAGATATAAAAAATAGTGCAGATGCATCTCCTACAAAAGTATTTGATATTAATGTTACGTCTGCAAAAGCGAGAATGAATAAATTCTTTGGCGGTCAAACACCACATTTTGATGAATGGTTTACTAACTTACAAAGAAAAAGAATATTGTTTAAGGACCCAAAACAATCATACAAAATTGGAAAAGAACTTACAAAGATTGAGCAAGATGGAATAAAAAAGTTAGATGACTATTACGAGATATGGAAAGAAGACTCTAAGCATGTTGGTTTATTACAAACAGAAGCACAACTAAGAGCGAAGAAAACATCTCTGCAAAAACGTATAGAAGATTTAGACCAAAGATTTGAAGCACTTAAGGTCAAAGAAAAACAAATAGGATTAAGTAAAAAAGAACTTATTGAGTTTAACGGGTTTCAAAAAGTAAGAACAAAAGTAGGCAATAGATTACAAGAAGCCTCTGATATGTTGGATCAAAACCTAGCTAGAGATTGGGTTAGTCCTATTTATTACAATAAAGCAAAACTTTTAACAGATGATGCATATAGGCAAGGTTTGGAAAAAATATTTGCAAAGCATCTTAGATCAAATCCTGCAAGAGTTTATGACCAAGTATCAGGACAATATACAAATCGTTTAGTTGATAATCCTACTATGTTTGCCAAAAAAGTTGTTGCTAATATTTTAGAAGAAAATGCAGATGCACTTGACTTTGTAAGTCCAACAAGAGCAGGTTCAGCAAAGCATTTAAAACATAGAGTATTAAATATACCCGAGCATGAAATTGTAGACTACATGATATTAGGACCTGAGGTTGTTTATACATACTCAAAGAAGATGGGAAAGCGTGTTGAATGGGCAAGAAACTTTGGCGAAAAAGACATTGATGATTTACTAGATGATGTAGAACTTGATGGGCAAAACGCAGGATTTACAGATAAAAGAATAGCAGAATTAAAAAGAGATTTCTCAGAAGAAATAAGACGTATTACGGGTAATGTAATAGAAGACCCTGATAGACTATCAGTACAAGTTGCACAACGTTTGAAAGATATAGCAGGAATGACATATCTTCATGGCGCAGGATTATCTGCAGTTAATGATATGGGTGTAATGGTTTTAGAAAGAGGTCTTAAAAGAAACTTAGCACCATTTTTTAATGAAGCAGACAGAGCCATAATGTTTAAGGGCATGAAAGATGGACCTAAATTAATAGATCAAATTGATTTATCAAAATCATTTATACAACAAAGATTAGTAGAAGACAGTGTAAAAAGAATACAACCTAATGCAGTTGAAAGGGTGTTCAATCCTATTACTCAGGCTTATTATAATATTCCCTTGCTTGGTAATAACCTCGGCTTTGTAACTAAATACGCTAAAATTATTAATGGAGTACATGCTCAATCAGATTTGATAGAGGTTTCACTCAAAGTAAAAAATAATACAGCAACTAATTTTGAGATTGAATGGTTAGCTAGACACTCTATAGATTTAGATACAGCTAAAAAGTTTGCTGATATGCCACATGAAAAGGGCGATAAAAGTTTTTATGCTAATACAGATGCTTGGGCAAGAGATACACCACAAGATAGAGAACTGATTAGAAAGTTTCAGACAGCATTAAACACAAACACAGCTAATGTTATTATGCATGCAACATCCTTTGATAAACCTATGCTTGTTAATGGTGTATTTTATACAAAGCATCATCCTTTTATGAATAAGCTTGGTTTTAAAGTAGATGAAAGAGCAAGTACAAAAAATATTAAGATGACAAGAATTGAATGGCAACCATTGGGATTTCCATTTCAATTTATGAACTTTGGACTTGCATCTTCTACAAGGATATTTGGTTCTTTATTTGATCCTGCAAGAAAGAACAGAGTTATGGGAGCGTTAGCTCTAATGTTTCTAGGATATACAACTCTTAATATTAGAAACAGAAACAAACCTTGGTTTTTTGAAAAGGAACCAACAGATATATTTGCTCGTACTGTAGATTTCTCAGGAATATTAGGTGTTTATTCAGACATATTTTATATGGGACTGCATGCAGGAGTTGGATCAGGCATGATAGAACAAAGTGATATGCTTATGGGTAAATATAAACCTGACGGACTTGATGCATCTCTTGAATTTGCAGGTGCAGTACCGGGACAATTATCAGAATTTATCAGAGCAGGTAACGATTACCTAAATGACAGACCATCAGAGGGCGCAAAACGACTTTCAAGAAATCTACCTTGGTTATCTTTGTATGGATTGAATGATGATTTCAGAGATATAGCAGGTGGTAGATAATCGTTTGTGCGTTGCCAGTATATATAACAACAAATAAGGTGCGAATATGACTATAGCGTTGAGTGCAAATACCCCAAGAGTTTCATATACTGTGTCGCAGGGTGCTACACAGACGGCATTTACTGTTAACTTTGAGTTCTTTGATGATGCCGACCTAAACTTCTATGTTGATGGTACAAAGAAAACATTAACAACACATTATACAGTATCAGGTGGGAATGGTTCTACTGGTACAATAAATACAACATCAGGTAATACTGTAACAGGTGCAAGTGGTGGTTCCACAGTTGTTATTACTAGAGATATTGCTCTTGCAAGAGTAACAGACTTTCCATCATCAGGTGCATTTGAGGTAGCTACATTAAATACAGAACTTGATAGATTTACAGCTATTGCATCAGACATATCAGACGAAACATCACGATCAATTCAGTTAGCAGACGAAGATAGTGCTGTATCTATGGAGTTGCCATTATTGGCTAGTCGTAAAGGTACAGTTTTAGGATTTAACGCATCTACTGGCGCAGTCGAAGCAGGACCTACAATAGCTAATGTAAATAGTTTGTCAGCAATAACTGCTAACATAGTTACAGTCGCAGGTATAAGTGGCAACGTTACAACAGTGGCAGGTATATCAGCTAACACAACAACAGTTGCAGGTATATCTAGTAACGTTTCTACAGTAGCAGGTATAGCAAGTAATGTAACTACAGTTGCAGGTAAAGCCTCATTGATTACATCAGACTTTGCATCTGATATGGCACTTATTGATAGCACATTTGTAAGTAAGATTAACTTAGTAACAAGTGATTTTGTAACAGATATGTCAGTTGTTACATCTGATTTTATTGCAGACTTAAATTCATTAGCAACCACTCAAATTATTGCTGATTTAGATTTACTGGCTACATCTGATTTTATTTCAGATTTAAATGCAGTAGAGGGAATTAAAGCCAATGTAACTACAGTAGCAGGAATTGCTAGTAATGTTACATCTGTAGCAGGTAACTCTAGTAATATTAATTCTGCAGTTAGTAATGCAAGTAACATAAACTCTGCAGTATCTAATGCTAGTAATATAAACTCAGCAGTTAGTAATGCTTCTAATATTAACTCAGTAGTCAGTAATGCTAGTAATATTAATACAGTGGCAGGTTCTATTACCAATGTTAATAATGTCGGTGGTGCAATAGCTAATGTAAATACTGTGGCAACTAACTTATCAGGTGTAAACAGTTTTGCAGAACGATATAGAGTACAATCAGGTGTACCAAGTTCTGATAATGACGTAGGCGATTTGGTATTTGATACAGCTTCTTCTACACTCAAAGTTTTTGGAGCAAGTGGTTTTCAAAATGCAGGATCATCAGTCAATGGAACGTCTGCTAGATTTCACTATGATATAGGTAGTGCAGTAACAAGTGTAACTGGTAGTGATGCTAATGGTAATACACTAGCCTATGATGCAGGGTTCATTGATGTATATGTAAATGGTGTTCGTATGTCTACGGCAGACGTTACTGTTACAAGTGGAGATACAGTTACTTTTGCTAGTGCTTTGGCTAGTGGAGATGAAGTTGATATTGTGGCATTTGGTACGTTTGCAGTAGCAAACATTGTGTCTACTGGTGCATTAAACTCAGGATCAATAACAAGTGGATTTGGTAACATTGATACTGGCTCAAGTACGATTACAACGACTGGTGCTATTAGTGGTGGTACATTAACTGGTACATTACAGACTGCATCACAAACAAACATAACTAGTGTTGGTACACTTACTTCTTTTAGATCAACTGGCATAGACGATAATGCAGATGCCCTTGCTATAACCATTGATAGTTCTGAAAATGTTTTAATTGGTAAGACTACAACAGCACTTGCTACTGCTGGTTTAACTTTAGGCAGTGCTGGTTTTGCAAGTTTAACAAGGTCTGGAGCTGAACCACTAAGTTTAAATCGTCTTAGCTCACATGGTGGTATTGCTGTGTTTTATAAAGATGGCACTACTGTAGGGCAAATAGATAGTAGTTCTGGAAATTTATTAATAAGAACAAGTGGCGATACTAGTGGTATACGTTTTGATACTAATAGTCTTACTCCTTTTAAAAATGGCTCACAAACTGATAATGCAGTAGATTTAGGTTTTTCAAATGCAAGGTTCAAAGACCTCTACCTATCAGGTGGTGTATTCTTAGGTGGTACTGGTTCAGCAAATAAACTTGACGACTACGAAGAAGGAACTTGGAGTATATCTTATACTGGAGTTACTAATACACCTTCTTATCACATAATAGCTAACCAATATACTAAAATAGGTCGATTAGTTACTTTAAATTTTAATGTTCAGTTTAATACAGCACCAACATTTAGTAGTTCTACTGCTGAGTTTCAAGTAATTGGACTTCCTTTTGCAGTTCAAAGTACTGGGGGTTATATAAATAGTACTGGAGCAGTAAGAGGACAAGGATTTAATTTTAATGGTGGTACTTATAATACCGAAAGTGTGAGTGGACAAGTTGTTGTTGCAACTCAAACAACCAATAATTCCTTAGTTTTTAAAGTATTTGATAGTGGTACTTCTAGCGGTACTGTTAGAAACGCATCAGGTTCAGCAGGAGGTATTATTGAATGTACAATAACTTATATGACAACAGCATAATTAGGAGTAAAAAATGTCAATAACAAAAGAGAAAGTGATTGAAAAGATAGAAATCGTTGGTAGTTGGAACATACAAATTGCAACTGACACTGTGATAAAAGAAGATGGAAATGAAATTAGTAGGTCAAGGCATAGGCACGTTCTACAACCATGCACATCATCAAAAGATAGTGATGACAAGTGGACACACACAGACACCGACATAAGTGCAGAAGCTACCGAAGTACAAGCAGTAGCCAATGCAGTTTGGACAGATACAGTCAAAGCTAATTACAAAACATTCGTGGAAAGCCAAGAGGTCTAACAATGACTAGAGCAAAAGACATATCCAAAATTCTAACTGATGCTGATATCAGTGGCACATTAGATGTGTCAGGTGCATTTACTTCTCAAGGCATAGATGACAATGCTGATGCAACAGCTATTACTATAGATTCTTCAGAACGAGTTATGATTGGCAATACGACAGAAGGTGTTGCTGGAGCAGATGAACTTACTGTAGGAAATACAAGTGCTGGAAATGGAATAACAATAAGGTCAGGC